GAGTATCCTGGGCACCGCACTCGGCGGCATTGCCGTTGCAGGTATGCCGCTGCTCAATGCAGTAACCGGACGCAATGCACGCACCGCTGAAGAAGAGTGCGTGGAGAAGCACTATGTCAGCCGTTACGAAGCATCTCAGGCGGCACGTATCGCCGAGCTTGAAACGGAAGTGAAGCTGCGCGATGCGAATACCTACACCGACCAGAAGTCGCTGGAGGTATACAAGTATATTGACAACAGACTGCGCGGAATCGAATCTCAGATTTGCGATCAGGCAGTTGTCAATCAGCGCACTGCGGATTCGTTTGCGCTTGCGTCTGCTGATCTTGCATCTGTTAAGGCGGAGCTGAAGGGTGACATCAAGATGGAGGCGGAGCGTCGCTGCTGCGCGGATAACTCGATTATCACGTATGCCAACGCTACGTTTTACCCCAAGCATGTCGCCGACGTTACCGTCGGGACCACGACCACCGCTCAGACGCTCTACAACCCGCTCCCCAAGTGTGACGGGTGCTGCAAAAACAGCTAAGCGACGGAAGAGGGGCGCAAAATAGCGCCCCTCAATCTGAACGGAGGACAAAGAAATGGTAAACGCAGATCATATCAAAGTCGGTCTCGGCGACTACATCAACCAACATATGATGCCCAAACTGGATAGTAAGCGCCAGTTTTTGCTCGGCATGACATACGGCTTGTGCACAGGAAGAATGGATGCAGTCCTGACCGCCGTGAAGCAAAACGCGACCGCTCGCGCGCTCGGAATCGTCGCCGAAAACGGCGAAATCGACCTCGACGCGCTCTATAACGCCGCTTATGCGCAAATGCAGAAGCAGGGCAAACTATCCTTTGATATTCCGCTCATGGGCACATTCGCGTTCAACGCGGACGACCTCCGCAATCTCTATAATGCTATCAACGGGAGGGCAAACGCATGAAAATAATCAAACGCATCTCAAACGAAATCTCCGGAAACCTCGACGAAGCCCGGGAGAAAATCCGTATCGCCTATGAACTCAAAGCGGATTACCCCGAAGCCGCCGCATGGTATCGCGAAATGGCAGCAGCCCACGTCGGATTCAACACCAACGGTCATTCGATCGTCAAAAAATTGATCGACGCCGCGAAGACCAGCGACGATTACAAGCGCAATCCGGAGTATACCAACGGCATGATCGCCGCGTGGGAAGCGATCCACAATGACCAGATCGCGAAAACGGCGGAAGTAAAAGCGCTAATCGACGGCTGGAAATAAGCAAATAATAAAGGTATGATCAATGATGTAATTCATCAAGACACTGATCATACCTTTATTTTACGTTATTCAAGCACCGGGAAAAAGTCCAAAGATAAAAAATCGGCTGGATTATCATTTCGGAAGCATCGGTGCGTTTTGTGGTACACGACCTTGCGCAAAACTTGGCGCAGAAGTGTATTCTGATCTTCCGCTGTGCTGATTTCCCACACATCAAGGACGTGATCGATCTTCGGCTTCAGGCGGATAATCGCCGCACGCTCATCGGTCGCCTGAAGCTGTTTCAGCCGATCAATCTCGGAGATCGTATCATTGATTCGATCGTTCAGGACTTTCGAGCGCGCTAGATACGTTTCGGCGCTGTATATGCCGGTTTCGAGCAAATCTTGCAGCCGGGTAAGCTGCTTATTGAGCTGTGCAAGCTGCGTAGTGGCGGCGACGATTGCCGATTGATTCTTCGGCGGCTTCGACGCAGACGGTTCATCCTCTTTGGCATAGGCGGACCAGCATTTGAGCGTGTACAACAGCGCGTCGTATACGCATTGGACGTTAATACCAGAGGTCGGGCATCCAGCAGTCCTGCAACGATAAGTCGCGACAATGTCATTGCGCGTATATTCTGGCGTGAACAACATTGATTTCCCGCAAATGCCGCAAACCATAATGCTTGCAAGCGGATTGACGATATTCGCGCTCTTTTTGACGTGCGAATCCTGATGCGTTGCCAAGCGAGCCTGTACTGCATCCCACGCGACGTTATCAATGAGCGCAGGATGCAGCCCCTCTGTGATCATGCACTCCTCCGATCGCGGACGCGTGACAACCTCCACGCCATTGACCATATCGACGCGCTTGCGCCGATTGCACCAGCGTATTTTTCCAAGGTACACAGGGTTATTCAGGATATTTGCAATGGTTGAGGACGTGAAATTCACACCGGAGAGCGTGCGAAAGCCCATTGCATTGATACGGTTTGCAATGATGTTTTTACCAACCTCGCCGGAGCCATACCATTCAAACATACTGCGCACTGCGTCAGCTTCGGCAGGGTCCGGCACAAGCGTCCAGCCTTTGTATGCTCAAGCCGCACGCGGCGGTAGCCGAACGGCGCCTTCGGCGACAACCATTTGCCTTCCTTCGCCGCGGCGACGCGCCCAGCCCACATACGGCGCTTGATGCGCTTGTACTCGCCACGCGCCAGAAATTGCGAATACTCAAAAAATTCCTCGTCCATCTCGCGCCGCGTGTCGTAATTTTTGTACGGCGTGATCACAATCGTGCCGGAATACTTGAGCGCCTTGAGGATTATGGACTGATCGCCGCCGTCGCCGCGCCCGAGGCGGTCAATGTCCATGCAGAGCACAGCGTCGTAATCGCCGCGTTCAATCGCGCGCAAAAGGCGCTGCATCTCCGGACGCTCCGCAATCGTATCGCCGGAGACAACCTCCGCATATACGTCCGTAACAATCAGATTCTGCTGGACGGCGACGCGCATCAGCGTCTCGCGATGCCGGGCAAGCGTTTCGCCCTCGCCGCGCGCTTCTGCGGTCAGATCGGCGCGCGATTTGCGCAGATACATTGCACAAATCATGATAGCCCTCCTATCAAAAACCCCGCCGAAGCGGGGGTAAACAGAAATGAGGATAGCTGTGTTAAATTATAACTGAAGGTGCCTGATCAGCCCATAAAGATCTGGAACCATTGAAGTGGTGTACCGGATATAACCGGCGGTCGGGTGGAAAATATCCCAGATCAGGATACCGAGGATAAACGCCGCTTCCGCCAGCGCGAACCAGCGCCACCAGACCATGTTATTGTGGATACTCTTTAGAGCAGTTGACTCATAGACCTCGCGGATCGCTTCGCGTGCAGTGTGATCAATCTCTGCGCGTATATCACCGATTGACGGATGCGCAGGAGCAGCAGCCTTGTTATCAAACCCAGCCAGCTCGTCGAGACTGCCTCCCATGTATTCGACAATCTTGCACACATACTCGAAATTCGCGGAATCATCGTCGATGTTGGAGAGATACCTTCCGACCGTGCCGAGCGGGATCTCCGTGCCGTCGGCAATTTCCTGCAAGGTGCATCTTTGCGCGTCCTTAAGCTTGCGCAAATAATCCGTGACCTTAGACTTGCTTTCCGTCGTTCTCGCCCTCTTCCATAAAAAATAAGTGCTTTTTAGGATACAAGATCGATGCGAAAAATATTTTTCGCGTGACAAACAGTTTTTTTCGCGCATTTCCTATCTGCGGTATTGTTCTTCGCGGTTAAAAATGCGACCATAACATTAACAAATAACAGCACACGGAGGTACGTATAAAATGACGAACAAAGCTATGCTCAATCCGATCACCCGCAAACAACTTGCCCGCAAGCTCTCCCACGACGAAAAATACTGCGTCGTGTTTGGAAGTTACCCGGAATATCCGGATGTGTTCGAGTTCATTACGCCGCCCAGCGGCGACGGAACGCGCATCCGATACATCAATATGGATGCGCGCCCGGGCGCGAAAATCTCCATGCTGACGCGCTGATCGATTCAGTGATTCGCCGCCTTGCCGTCCGGCTGGGCGGTTTTTTCTGCGCCGCGCTGAAGATCTTCCTGGGTGATGCCGGAGATCGGCGATGCTGCGTGCGTACGTTCGAGCTCGTGATCAATCACCAAGTCGATCAATTCACGACCGGAATCATCGAGCCGATCGTATTTATGAGCAACAACCAGTGCTTTGGACGAGAGTATGGAATTTGGAGATGTAAGCAACAAATCGTCCGCACTGATTTCGAGTGCTGCGCAGATCTCCGGCAGAAGATCAACGTCAATACCGTTTACACCTGATTCCCAGTTGGAAACGGCGCGATTGCTGACACCAACCTTTTCGCCGAGTGCGGATTGACTTAATCCCCGCATTTGCCGATAGGATTTAATCCGCATTCCAATATCTTTTCTCATTATTTTCACCACCAAAATCATTATACCAGAATCACACGGCAACGTCAAGAAAAAAATCCAGCAAAACTAGAAAAAAGTATTGACAATCCAGTATAGCTGTGATATTATGATGGTGATCCAGAAATGCTGGATATAAGGAGGAACGCATGAAGATTTACGAGCGAGTAAGAAGCTACATCGACGCTCAGGGGATTAAGCATCTCGTTGTAGCAAAAAAGACGGGCATTCCGGTAAAGACGTTCAGCGCGATTATGTGCGGACGCAGACCGATGTACGCAGAGGAACTTGAGTCGATCTGCAATGTACTCGGAGTAAGCGCGAGCGTGTTTTGCGGCACGACCGACCAGAGCGCATAAACGCGATTCTGACGAAAATGACGATTCCGGTGTGCGACAATGCGGATGTAAGGGGGTGAAGAGGATGGCAGCGACTTACATCGAAAAGGCGCAGGCGATTATCGCGCTTGTGCAGGACATGAAGCACTATGAATGGCGAAAAATCGCGCACGCGATCGATCGCGAGTTTGAAGAAGCGGCGAACCGCGCCGTGTTGACGCAGAACGCCGCCGAAGATGCCATGATTCGAATCCGGCAGGAGGGCTGATTATTCCTCAACGATTTGAATCATGGCGGGGTGGATGCGGTAATTCTTCCCACGATATTGGACATGAATGTAATCGTATTCAAAGCATTTCGCGACCTTCTGCCCATTTTCGTAGTAGAGATTTTCCGAAAAATAGACGCTGGGCTTCTGACCTTTCTCGACGGTGCCTTCGTCTGTAATGTCCGTCCAGACGCCCAGCAAATTTGCGTAATAGCGTTTCACAGGTTTCACCTCCTTTCGGGGTGATTATAGCACGCAGGGAGGGGGATGACAATGAAAGCAAAGCCCGCAGTCTGGTCGGCGAAGAGCCGAACGGTGATCGAAGTCCAATCCGCATATGGGAAGGGAACGGAAGCCGACCCGTCCCGTATCGTGACGGAGTACTGGTCGATGGAGGGCGAGCTGCTGGCGCGGAATGATCCGCTCCGAGAAAGCGGTCAAAGCGCATAAAAAGTCCCCGCGGAAACGGGGACGGCGATCAAGCAAAGAAGAGCAGAATTGCAATCACGATGGCGGTTGCAATGCCGAAGACGATCCACCCCGTATGACGCTTTTTGGGCGGCGCAGGATCAGGATCTGGAAGCGGCGCAAAAATTGGATAGGACGGCACGTGTGGCTGCACTTGCGGAGCTGCCTTGATGGTGACGGGAATGACAATCGGCTTGGCATCAAGCTTCGGCAGCTCATAGATTGGGATGACAGAGCACGTGCAGTCCGGAAAAACGGGGAATTGTGGAATCTGGTCGATCGGGAAAATCTTACCATCAAGTGCATCGCACATTGATGAACGACCACAGCTATCCCAACGAACCTGCTTGGCACCGCAAGCGCGATACTGCGCAAGTTTATCGTAGAAGATGTTCTTGCGAAGCGTGCGGCGTGATTCGATGATTTCCTGCTGAGCGTCATCGGAAATTTTACGGATGTAAAACTCCGGTGTGTCTGGGCAAACGTAGGCAGCTGTCACATAAGGACTGGAAACACCGCTGAACTTGTGCAGGATCTGAGAAGAGAGATAGCTGTTATTCAAAGAATCGTCCCAGAAGCCTGCTTTGTATGGCATTCGCTTAATGGCGACATTGATCTGGTCGATATTGCCGGATTGAAGCGCATCGATCAATGCAATCTGCCGCCGCTCCCAGAGATCGTACAGGGAGTAGATCATCTCGAAGCCGAGCGCGGACGGATAGCAGATGCGATGTTTCTCGGCAAGCTCGGCAAATTCATCTTCGCTGAGCGCGGGAAGCAGCCGATCGATCAATTCGGCGCGCTTGCCGCTTACCGGCAGATTGTGGGCGCGGAGAAGCTCTTTCAGCTCAGGAACGAGCGTTCCGGCAATGGTAGCTTCCGGCGGATTCGGCTCGGCAAGGTAGCCGCGCGAGCGCAGAGTGTCGAACGCGGCGGGCAGGTCGGGAAACTGGATACGCATACT